AACCTTGAAGATTTATTGGAGGCAAAACCAACCGCTCGTGGTCAGGTGTTGAGCAGATTTTTGGGTCTTGAATTCCTAAAGAAGAAGGAAGAAACTGGTAAAGAGATTTACTCAGAGTTTTCAAAAAGTATGATGTCAAATGTGTATAACACAGAATCATTAAGACAAGATAATGAGACATCAACTGAAGAAATCCAACGTCTTAAGAAAGAGATTACAGATGCCAACACCAAAATCACGGACGTTGATTTGAGATTACAAAAGGGTCAGGATTACAAAGACAATTTGTTGAAGTCAAAATATACTGACATCGACCAAGAGTTGATTGTGTTGAATCCAATTAAATTACAAGGAGACATTACCGACCTTGAAAATGGAAGTGAAAGAATTAAAGGTCAAATCAACGAAGTTAAAATTGTGGAACCAAAAGAGTTTTACCATGAGGACAAACATGATGAGATTACGGATGGGATGAAATCAACAAATGGTGAATTAGTTCTTGCTCAAAGTAAAGTTCAAGAAATTGAAACCTTGGTTAAGAAGTATGGTGATGGGATTCAATGCGAACATTGTGGAATCAAATTGATGGAAGCGGCATTAACGAAGAAAAAAATTGATGAGTTAGGAGATTGGGAAACGAAAGTCGATAAATTATCTAAACGATGGAAAGACCTTGACTTACAAGAAAAATCTTATACCCAACTTAAAAAAGATTTCCACGAGTATGAGAAAAACAAACTCGTTAAAGAAAAGTATGAACTATCGTTAGAATCAAATGAGTTGAAGTTGGAACAAGCCAAAGACAAACTTAAGAGATATGAAGAGGTTCAAGACAAGATTAAGAAAAATAACGAGATTGACTCCCAATTAATTAAGGCCGGGTTGAGGATTGATGAATTGATTAGTGAGAAACGTAGTTATGAAAGAATTTTGGCAACCAACCAAACTCAAATTGAAAATCTTCAGTCTCGTATTGAAAAGAACAACGGTATCATCTTGAAAATTGCCGAAGAGTTTGAACGAGAGAAGATTTACAAAATTTATGTTGAAGTCTATGGTAAGAACGGAATTTCGAAAATGATTATGAAGACTATGATGCCGTTGATTAACTCGGAACTTCAGAGATTACTTCAAGATTCTTGTTACTTCAACTTGGAGATTCGTATTAATGAGAAGAACGAGGTTGAATTCATCATGGTTGATAACTCAACAGGTATTGAGAAACTAATGGTTTCCGGTTCGGGTTATGAAAGAACCATCGCGGCTTTAGCATTACGTGCGGTATTATCCAAAGTGTGTTCATTACCAAAACCAAATTTGATGGTATTCGACGAGGTTTTCGGGAAGATATCAAATGATAATTTGGAAATGGTTGGAGAATTCTTTACCAAAATGAAAGAATACTTTGAGAAGATTTTTGTCATCACACATAATCCACTGGTCAATAATTGGGCAAACAATGTAGTCAAGATTAGTAAAATTGATAATATTTCAAAAGTTTCACAGTGATGTGAAACTTTTTTTTACTGATTTAAAAATAAAGTATTATCTTCGTACTCTAAATAATTAAATAACTTTAAAATATAGAGATATGAGAAACGAAGATTTAAGAATTCTTGAAATTAAAAGACAAATTAAAAAATTGCAAGATGAAGCGGAAACTATCCAAAAAAGTTCTGGGTTTCCTTATTTAGATATTTTTAAAAAATCAACTAACGCTGGTGAAGATGTTGAGAAATTATCTTGTGGTACAATGTTTGAAGATTTGAATAGAGTTACAAACGAAAATTATGACCAAAAAACCTCTGAGAAAGGATATATAGTTGAGACTAAATTAATTAGAATGATGGTTAAAGGTAATGGAGGTTATGATGAAAGAGCGGTAAGTATCTTAGATAATGAAATCGGGTTTATACAAAAGACAAAAAAATACGGAGGTAACATTTCAACTAGCACATTCCAACAAGTTAAACCTAAAAAATTTGATTATCTATTAGGTATTGTTTTATTTAAAGATGGGTTTGATGTTTTTATATTACCGTCAAAAATGATTTCACAAACAGTAAAAACTAAAGAAAATACTAAAGCTTATTTGTCGGGACAACATTATGGTAATGATGAAGAAGGTCAATTAAATTATAATGATGAAATCTTAAATCAACATTACTTATTAAGTATTTATAATGATGGTAAAATCCTGTATTATTATAACCGAGAAACTAAAACAATAGGTGAAATTTTCACTAAATTAAACTTCGAAAATATCGTAAATGAAAAATTCAATATCTAAAAATACGGCAAACAAAAAACAACTTTTGGGTCAATATAATACTCCCGAAGAGACTGTAATTAAGTTATTTAAAACTATAAATAACGTGGATTTTAGTAAGTACAATTTTGTGGAACCAAGTTTTGGTAGTGGTAATATTATTAGACATGTTAAGAAAAATTGTAAATTTAAACATATTTTTGGGTTTGAAATTGATACGGAATATCAATCAGTCGCTAACGAGTTAAGTGACGATAATACAACATTAGTTTTTGGTAATTTTTATGATGTAAATTTAAAAGAAAATGAAACACCTTTCTTTTATTTTGGTAATCCACCATTCAGAACTCCAAATGAATCTTCTAAAACTCATCCTAATGTTATAAAAAATCTAAAAAAGAAATATTCAATAAAGTCGATTAAAGAGGAAGCGGTTTTTTTTATACTACATACTATAGATATTTCACCAAAAAATAGTGAAATATATTATATTTTACCCAAAACAATTTTTCAAAATCCAACTAAGGCATTTGATGGGTTTAGAAATATTTTTAAAAAAACGGTTACTTTGAAAAGTCTAACAGATATTGATAATTTTTTTGATAATGTAGACCAAGATTTAGTGTTATGTCATTTTGTTTGTGATAGTCCAAATAGTGATGATTATATTATCAAATATAATAGTGAAAATGTGATGTTAAGTCATATTTGGGAAGATGATGTATTGACATACAATGATATTTTTAAAAAAACTTATTTAGGGTCGGTTCCGGCTGAAAGTATTTTCTTATCGTGTAAGGATGAAACCATCGATAATTTTAAACAAAGATTAGAGAATATCTTTGACGTTAATACAGTTGTTTCTGAAAGTAATTTAATAAGTTTATTATCCTATAATGGTTCCCCTCATTTAGGAGAACTTAAAAGAAATAACCCAAAAAAAATTAAAACAGTGGTTTCATACATTAATGAAATTAAAAATAATCAAACACAACCTACAGATATTTTTTCCGATGAATCAAATTATAAAACAATCAAACACAGACAAGAATTAAGATTTTATTTTAGACACGAATCATTAAAAAAATATAGTTTTGTTTATTTAATAAATTCAAATCCAGGAAAATCATTTTATTTTACGGGAAATCCGACTAAAATATCGACCGATTATTTTGGTTATACTGAATATGATGTGAATAGAAATTCTTCACCAGGTGCTTTGAGAACTGTTCCAATTAGTGATATTGAGGATAATCTTAAAGATGAATTTAAAAAGTTTTGGAAAAGTAAAACAAAACGACCATTTACTGATATTTTTGAGTATCTTCTTTTAGTTTCTAAATCGGACTGGTGGAATAAAAGAAAACAAAGGTTAAATAAACAATATTTTTGTATACCTAAAGATATTATTCTTAAATAATTTTCTTATCTTTGTGGTTTCAATAATGTAGTCAAGATTACAAAAACCGATAACATTTCAAAAGTTTCACAGTAATGTGAAACTTTTTTTTATTGATTTAAAAATAAAGTATTATCTTTGCTTAAATGTTAAATATGAAAAAATACCTATTAACTATTTTCGGTGATTTAGAAATTTATGAGAAACAAGAAGAGGTTGTTATAAGTTTATCACCACTTGTGGATTCTCCGAGTCTTAAATTCCAATATGGTAAAGAATTTATGATTGTTCATTTTGCATCTGAATTGGAACCTAAAGAAATTTATGAGTTTTTAGAAATGTGTTCTGAAAATTTGTATGATTCTTTTATCTTGAGTGAATATAATGAAAAAGTTTCTGTTTTTATGTCAAATGAGAATAGGGAACATTTATTTGATTTGGATGGTTCTAAAGGTACATCAGGACAAGAAATGATAATTACAATAAATAAAGACGAAGAGTACTTCGAGGATGATGATGAAGAAGATGAGTTTACATCTAAGATAATTGCGGAACTTAAGAGGCAATTAAAACCACCAACTTTAGACCAATTGTTAGATAAAATTAATGAGAAAGGTTATGAAGTATTATCAAATTTTGAAAAAGGAATATTAGAAAATTATAGTAAAAATTAGTATATGAAAGAAAAATCAAAAATTCACATCAATCAAGAAGAAATTGCGGAATATCTTAAAGACATTCGTAAATTACCTGTAATGACACCTGATAGAGAAAAAGAACTATCGGAAAGAATGTTATCTCAAGACATTACAGAACAAGAGAAGAAACAAATTCAACAAGAATTGTTGGAAGGTAATTTAAGATTTGTTATTACGGTTTGCAAACAATATCAAAATCAAGGGTTGGATTTATCGGATTTAATTTCTGAGGGTAATTATGGTTTAATGAAGGCAATTGAGAATTTTGATTGGTCTAAAAAATTAAGATTTATCTCTTATGCGGTATGGTGGGTTAGACAATCTATCCTCCAATCTTTAAATGAGAACGCAAGAACAATACGACTACCGGTAAATGTAATTCAGGAATTACATAGAGCCAAAAAAGAATTGGATAGTGCTGGTGTTGAATTACCAAGTAAATTCACTTCATTACCATATACAATTAATTTAGATAATCCGGTTAATGAAGAGGGCGACACTTTAGTTGATATCTTAGTAAATCCAAACGCTGAAATGGTGGATACAAACCTTTCAAGTGAGAATTCGTTAAAAGATAGATTATTGAATATGTTAAATGTTTTAGATAATCGTGAACGTTTAATCATTGAGGATTATTTTGGATTATCCGGGAATACAAGAACCTTAGAAGATATAGGTAATGATTTTTCTCTAACTAAAGAAAGAGTTAGACAGATTAAAGAAAAAGCGTTAAGGAAGTTAAGAAATGAGTCGGGTCCTCTATTTGATTATTTGTAAGAAATAGAAAAAACGATGTATTTATAATTTATATCAATTATATTTAAACTAAAATATTAAAAATATGAAAAATTTTATTGAAAAAAACTTTGTAATGATTGTGTTAGTTATCACATTAATTTCTTTTTTTAAGAGTTGTGGTGATGGTAGAGAACTTGCTAAAATGAGAAAAGAGATTCAGACAATCAAAGATTCAACATACACTAAAAATGAATTAAATGTTGAATTAAAAATCATGGGACTTGAGGCCGAAAAAAGAATGATTCAAGCAACTGATAGAAAAATTCTTGATGTTCAAAGACAAACTCAAATTGAAGAAGAGATTAAAAGATTAAAGAAATAATAAGATGAATTGGATTCAACGAAATTTTAAGACAATAGTCTATATTGCTTTTTTAGTTCCAATTTTAGCGGTTGCTGGAGTATCTATATCCCACGTAACCACATGGTATAGTTTATCCAATCCAATAAGTTGGGCGATTTATTTATCAATAGGTATTGAAATTGCCGCTTTATCCGCATTGGCCGCAATATCTGCTAAAATGGGTAGAAAAGTTTATTTCCCATTTGGGATTGTTACTTTAATTCAATTTATAGGTAACATATTTTTTGCTTATCAATTTATTGATGTCGATTCAAAGTCATTTAAAGATTGGGTTGAGTTAGTTGACCCAATTGTTTCATATTTAGGTGTTGAATCAGGAGATATTATAGGACATAAAAGGTTTTTATCTTTATTTGCAGGAGGAATGTTACCAATCATTTCTTTATCGTTTCTACATATGTTAGTTAAATTTGAAGAAGACGAGAAAGAGAATATAAAAGAAGTAATTAAAGAACCCACTGAACCTATTAATGTTGAAGAGTTAAGTATCGAGGCGGCAAAACAAGAAGCACAGATTGAGAAAGAAAATGAACAGTTAAAGTTCACTCCAACTCAAGAACAATTGGATATACTTGAAAAATTGTTAATGAATAAATATCAGAATCCGGAAGAATCAATTAATGAAATTCAAGAAGATATTATAACAGAGGACGAACCAATATCATCTACTCAAGAAGATTTAGAAAAACTTGAAGCCGAATTAATACGAATTAATGAAGAAAAGTTTGAGACACTTAAGGAGGATGGTAATAACCACGATACAAGTGAAAACCCCCCAATTAAAAGATTGACTTATACTAAGAGAGATGTCCCACACACAAACATACAATCAATTTAAACCATTAGGGAAACAAAAAAAGAAAAAACAAATCATTCTATGTCATACTTCGAGGGAGGTTAATGAATATTTAACTTCCCTTGAGTATCGATACAATTCAAAATACGATAAAATTCCAAATTATATTATCACCAAAACCGGAGGAATTTTACAATTATTACCCAACGACGGGCACACAAATTTTTTCCCACAAGAAAACATAAATAGAAACTCAATAATTATTTCTTTAGAAAATTTGGGATGGGTTGAAAAGAAACCTTTAACAAATTATCACATTAACTGGAAAGGAAGTATTTATAAGGAACAAGTTTACGAAAAAAAATGGAGAGACTTCTTTTTTTGGGAACCATATACTTCGATTCAAATTCAAAGAACCGCAGAATTATGTAATAACCTAATTAATGAAGTTAAAATTAAGAGAAACTGTATAATGAGTAACACCAAAATGGAAGGTGTTGAAAATTTTGAAGGAATTGTCTCAAGGAGTAATTTCAACGAAAAATATACAGACTTAAACCCATCTTTTAATTTCGAAGCTTTTAGAAAAAAAATTAACTATGATGAATTTACAGAATGAAAGATACGACGAAATGAAGTCGTTATTAAAAAAATCAAAATTATTGTTTGAGCAACAAACTCAAGATAATGTTGCGAGTAGTGTTTTATCACGAATAAATCAAGACCAAGATTATGAAACTGCGTTGGACGATAAAAACATTGGTAAATCCTCTAAAAAAGATAAAGTTCAAAGATATAGAATATCTGGAGGTATTTTAGCGATACATGGTAAAGAAAAGGCTGATTTGGCTATTACCTCGGAAGAAAAATTGGCTTTCCAAGAGACTATGGATGAATTTATTGAAGAAGTATCTGATTTAGCGGATTTTAATACATTAAATGTGTATGAAAATAATGTGGATTGGTCTGGTAAAGTAATTGACCAAGATATTGATTTTACATTCACAATTGGTGAGGATAGTGGGATTTATGTTAATGGTGATATGATGAAAATTAATGAAGATTTTTTGGATATGATAAATAAGTTAAAACAATTCTATGAGAAATTTAAAGCAAAATGGGGTAAAGTGTTAGCACATAGAAAGAAAACCAAAGAATCACCTGAATAGTATGGAAAAAATTAAAATTTTTTTTGGTAAAAATTACAAGACAATTTTATTTGTTTCGTTAATTTTGTTTATATTTTTTTGGGTTAACATAAAAATAAATAATACTAATAATGATGATTATTATCAGAGAAAGTTGGACTCTTTAACAATTCAAAATGAAAATATTTACCAACATCAAAGAGAATTGGAAACTAATATTCAAGATATTAAAAAAGAAGTGGAACAAATTGACAATAATATTACCAAGATAAAAATGGATAAAACTAAAATAGGAAAAAAATACCATGAAGAAATTAATCGTGTTGATAAGTATTCTGAGCGTGAACTTGACAGTTTTTTCTCAAACCGATATAAATAACCAACAAACAAAATGTTTTTCAATACCTACCGTTAGAAAAATCACAAAAGATTTGTTAAGTGGTGATTCAGCTAAAGCGCAATTAGGATTAGTTAATCTACAACTATTTGAGACAGAGAAAAAATCAATATTCAAAGATAGTGTAATTTCATTATTAAGAGTTAAAGAGGAGAACTATAATACAATTATTAGTAATCAAAATGAAAAAATTTCTGTAATGGAAGGATATAATCAAAAATTAAAATCTGATTTAAAAAAAGAGAGGACTAAAAATTTAGTAACAAAAATTATTTCAGGTGGTATTTTCACATCATTAACTTTTTTATTAATAAGTAGATAATGGCATTAACCGCAACTGAGAAAAAAGAAATTGAAGTTATGATTCGTAAAGAAATAAAAACCTTTATGGAAAATAATACAATTAAACAATTTGAAGATAAATTAGTGGATAAAATATCCAAGGAAATCAAGAGAGGAAAACTTGAAGGAGATATTAAAGACATAACCCTACGAATGTTTCGTGAATTCTACCAATTTATGTGGATGAACCGAGGATATTGGGAACCAAGATTAAAGAATGCTTAAAATGAAAAGTTCGGCGAATTTATTTAAAAATGCTATTGATAAAGCGTATACAAGTCAACCAAATGTAAAATTGAATACGGATACAATTAATGATGCCTTAAAATATAAAAAAGGTTTTACTGAAGAAGTTGAGGATGATGATTTTGAATATGAGACTTTTTTGGATAAAAGACTTAAACAATCGGCCAAAGACCAATTCAAACAAGACTTACAAAAAGATAAAGATTTTGAGGAATTTAAGAAAAATACAAAATTTGATAAATATTATACATTTGGAACACCAAATGTAACTGATGAAGACCCATTTATTAAAAAAACAAAATATAGTCGAGTAGGTAAACAAGAATTCGAGGAAGGTAAAGAAAAACTAAAAGGCGGTCGTGCCGATAATAAAACATTCGAAGATTTGGTCAGTAAAAATTTAGAAAAAGGAACCGAATATGGTGAGATTGAAAGTAGGTTGAAGACACAACTTAATAAAGGTATTAAAGTTGAAATGGAACACACCAGTGATAAAAGAAAGGCCAAAGAAATTGCGTTAGACCATTTATTTGAAGACCCAAAATATTATGATAAGTTAAAAAAAATTGAAAGTCATGAGGCAACTGGTTCCGGGTCATCAGGTGCGTATGTTGGTCCAGTGTTTGGAGGTGATAATCAATTTTGGGAAAGAAGTAGGTCTGAAACTCCAAAATTAAAAGAAAGTGAAGTTGAGAAGGTTGAAGCGACTGAGGCAACCACTTCAGGTTCTGTTGGAGGTTATGAAAGTCCGGCGATGTGGGCGAAATCAACTAGTAAAAAAGATTGGGGACCAAGTAGAAAAACTCAATATAAAGGAGGTTCTTTTGTTAAAGTTAAGAAAAAATGTAATAAATTTCCATATTGTAATCAAGGTGATATTAATGCAATTAAATTGACAAAAAATGAATCCGTTAAAGATGCGATTGAGAATGTCTCAAAGAAATTAGGTGTTAGTAGAACTATTATCGCAAATATTTTGGAAGAAGAATTCAAAAAATTGAATAAAAGAACAAAATAAGATATTTATAATAAAAAAACAAGACAATGGATTTTCAAAAAAATATAGATAAATTAGTTTCAAAGATTCTATCTGAAGAAGTAAACTTAAGACATGAAGAAAAATTTGGCAAAAAAGGTCAATGGATGGAAATTGAAATGGATGAAGAACTTACAGGTAATCAGTCCAAAATTGATGTGGCAAAACCTAAAGGTAAAATTACAGCTGCCGACTTTAAAAAATTAAGAAAAGATAGAACAGAACAAGATATTGTTATTGACGACATCTTAGATGGTAAAGTTAAGAAAGTAGAGACTGATGAAGAAGTGGAAGAAGGTAACACTTTCTCCGGAGCTTTAGCAAAAGCTAAAAAAATGGGTAAAGACAGTTTTGAGGTTGATGGTAAGAAATATAATGTTAAAGAAAATAAAAATACCTTATCATTAAGTGAAAATGAATTAATCGATATGATTGAAGGTATTGTTATGGAACAAATTACTAAAGACTCTGCGGAAAAAAATAATTTTGGTGTAACAAAACCACAAGGATTGAAAAAAACTGAAAAAGCTCAATCGGCGTCTAAAAAAGAAAACGATGATTATGCGACTGAAGTTGTGAAGAAAATGAAAGATTATATGAAAGATATGTTCTTAGGTGGAGGTAAATATGACGAAAACCCTGACGATTTCCCTCAAAGTAATTATCAAATGGATAAAGATTCCAAAATAATGAAATATAACCCATCTGAAGCTGTTGATGAATATATTGAGGCATTTGCTTACCCTGGTATGACAAATCTTGTTTATGATGAAATTAAACCGGATGAAGAAATGATAGAAAAACAAATTAAAGGTGATTCTAAAAATGGTAATGCTATTACAGGTAAAGATGGTAAAGCTTTAGGTAATGTATCAAAGAGAAGTGAAAAAACCGGAGAAAGATTTAAGAAAAACTTTGACGAAAATTTATATGGGGCAGAACAAATGAATGTATCATATAAGAGACAATCACAACCTGTTGATATTGCTGGTGAAAAGAAAGAAAGTGGTAAGTTAAGTAGTAAAAAAACTTCAACACAAAAGGCTCAAAAGATTATGAACCAATTAGAATCTGTAGAATCTAAGACGACAAAAATTATAACTGAAGACTTAGCAAAGATGAGAAATTTAATTTCTTACAATAGAAAAACTCAATAAAAATTCACATTTATTAAAATTTAATTATATTCTCCATAGAACTAATATTCTATGGAGAATTTTTTTAATTGGTTAATTGTACCGATACCTAAAGACGAGGTGATTGTTTGGTTTAGCATCAACAACATGTCTTACGAGAAGATTGATTTATATGGGGACATCTCAAAGTCTTTGGTTGGAATCATAATGGACACCTATCTTGGTGATAATATCTCGGAAACTAAAATAACCTTAACTGATGAAGACAATAAATCTCATTTTGAATGGTGTTGGTCTAAATTGGTTGAAGACTTTAAGAAAGAAAACATCATTATAAATCATAATGGAGAACATAAAGATTACTTTGAGTCTTTTTTTATGGATATATTTTATAATCAAAAAGACGAAAGTGTTAAAGGTTCAATAAGTAAATTTTTAAACGAAATTTTCGATACTGAAATGACTTATTCAAAGTCAGATTTGGATTTATTAACTGATTTATATAAAATGATGGAGAAAAATATTAAATAAAAAATTCTTTCTATTTACACTACAATGAAAACTCTTAATATTTTTATCATATAAATAAACTAAATAATTTTTTAAAAAAATGGAAACATTAGAACAAATCAAAGTATTGGCCGAATCACTTTCAGTAGAAACTACAAAGTTTTTTGGTGGAAACAAAAGTGCAGGTACAAGAGCTAGAAAATCAGCACAAGAGTTGAAGGCATTACTTCAAACATTAAGAGGTGAAATTCTTGAACACAACAAGACAGAGAAAGGTGCATAATATTAATACAATATATCTTTTTATATTTGTTTTTACAATATTAGTGTCATTGAAAAATGTCATAAAATTTATAAGTGCCCTGTTACAAAGTGAACCACAACCTTTGAGGTATAGTAACAGGGAACTTTTCCTATTAGGAATATCAATTAGTTACATAATAACATATCTTATACAAAAATGAGTTTTTATAAAGAATTATTACCATTTGTTGAATATATTCATTCAATTAGAAAATTGGAGTCATATTTGAGTTTTGACATGAAATTTCCGGTCAAATGGTCTATACCTAAAAGTATTATTGATGAGGGTAAAATTATTGGATTTGAGGTTGAAGACCAAAACCAAAAAGGGATTACTTTTGTTACAACAATTAATGAAGCCGAAGTATCTTTAATACTGGTTAAGATTGGTAAAATTATTAAATTAAATAAAGAGAGGGAATTAAAAGAAAGATTATTTAAAGAAACCGTAGACCAATTGAAACAAACATTTGAGAAGACCGATTTAGATAAATTAAAGAACTTATATTTTGATTTTGATGAAGAGATTGATACTGATTTAGGTGGAGATTTAGATGAAGAAATTAATAACGACCAAATTATAAATTCATACAATGAGCAAGACAGACAGGAGCCAGCAGTTACTGAATTGGTTAACGAGTGAGAAACTTAAAGACCAAAGAGAACTTGACCGAGAAAAAGAAAAAATAATTAAACAAATTAAGGGAATACAGAAAGAAAACCTTTTCCCGAAACCAGTTAAACTTAGTTTATGGAAGAAAATAAAAATACTGATATTGGGACAATAGAAAAATTAGCTTTAATTGCCGAATCAGTCCAAACTCTTTTTAGTGGTAAAGGAACAATAATTTTTGAATTACCGAAAGGTGAATATACCAGTGTTATTAACCACTTTAGAGAGGTTGACCGACACCACAAACAATTTTCAATTGACATATCAGGAACAGAATTCCATTTTATCTTAATGGACGACCCTAACTCCGAGAAGTCGGATAAGTAGTAAATTTACGATACAGAACTTTTTTATCAAATCCGTTAGATTCCAATAACTCATAGAGATATTTTCTTTGAGGTGATGAATAATCTTTAATAAAAAGACAATCACTTCTTTTTATTTTGAAAAAATACGAAGACAAACAATCCACAAATCTCGAACATTCAGTTTCATTTTTTAAAGAAAACAAATCAATTTTTTCATCTCGTTGTAAAACGACCTTATTATTTAAGACCGAAACCATCTTTAATCCATCACCCCTCAAATATTTTTTGATAAACTCTTGGGTGGTAATTTTCTTTTTATTTTTAACGTCATAGATTAAATCCTCTTCTTTATATGGTTTGATGGTTAAGATGGACATATTATCCTCTTCAATCTTAACTTTAATATTCCTTCCATATTCATCGGTTAGATAAACCGGAGCGTTTTGATTTGTTTTTGTTTCAATTAAACCCAATTCAAATTTGCAATCTTTTCCATTCTCAACCAAAACCTCGAAGATTACTTCATTTGACTTGTCTATCAACCCTTCAAAATAATTCTTGGCACGAGATATTGTAATAAATTTCTTTATTATTTTTTTCTTTTTTCTATTTTTAAATAAAACCACCAAATAGTTCGACATATATGAGTAATTATTATGAAATTTTAGGAGTAAGTAAAGACGCAAATCAAGATGAAATAAAAAAAGCGTATAGAAAGCTCGCCATTCAATATCATCCTGATAGAAATCCTGATAGTGAGGACAAGTTCAAAGAGATTGCGGAGGCTTACGAACACGTTGGAGATGAGAATAAAAGAAAAGAATATGACAATAGATTAAATAACCCATTCGCTAACATGGGGGGTGGTGCGTCATATGAAGATTTGATAAATCAAATGTTTGGGAACCGAGGGGGAGACCCACATGCAAACGGTCAAAGAAGAAAAGTGGCACCTGACAAAATCGTTAAGGTTAGTGTTAGTCCAATTGAATCTTATATAGGTGCTCAGAAAACTATACAATACATTAAAAATAATCAATGCGATGCCTGCGGAGGTGGAGGTGGAGAACAACAAGTTTGTACGGGTTGTAATGGTATGGGATTCCAAGTTAAAAGTTTTGGAACCGGATTTATGACCCAACAATTTAGAACAACTTGTACTGGTTGCGGGGGACGAGGTTATACTTTAATTCATAGATGTTATAGTTGTAATGGTAATGGTGTTAAACCAACAACCAATCAAATAAGTATTAAATTACCTGTTGGGGTTGATAGTGGTCAGTTCCTTAAATTCGCGGATTTGGGTGACTTTAGAAATGGTGAATATGGGGACTTAATTTTACAACTTGAAGTAATACCTCAAGATGGGTATGAAAAGATGAATAACGACCTAATATATAGTCTGTATTTGAATTTAGATGAAGTTCAAAAGGATAAGTTCACAATACCTCATCCGGATGGTGATTTAAACATAAATGCACCAAATGTGTTTGATACTTCAAAACCTTTAAGATTAAGGGGAAAAGGGTTCCCGGGTGGGGATATGTATGTTAAACTAAATGTTAGATTCCAAAAGACGATTTAACCCAAGAAATCATTGACTTAACTAGTTCTATTGTTCCATAAATTGAACTGAATAGAACATAGAACCCTAAAATTATTGAACCTATTTGGAAGGCTCCGGGTCCTTTTTGTTTACATTTTTTACATCCTTTTTCTTGAATATTATTTTCCATACTATTTATTGTTATGTTAATTGAACAAATTATTAAAAGAGTTCTTTATCAATATCTTGATGAGAAAGAACAAAATAAATTTAATAAAAATCGTAAATATAGTAAATCCTATTGTGAATCTACAGATTGTAAAGATATGGGGTTTACTCAAAAGGCTTCTTGCCGACCATATAAAAATTGTTATGAATAATTAAGTTGACTTATTTAATAAAAAAGCGTTATTTTTGTATCTCATTTATATTTATTAATTAAAAACGGCTAGAGATGAAAATCACACCATTATTGAAAAAAGTAATCCTTGAACAATCTAGAATTGAATTATTATTTGATGCGTTGACTAAACCATCGAAAGATAAGGAGGGTAATATTATTAAACCAAAGTTAAATAAAGATGAATTTACTATATTGGTTAATGCGGACCCAACGACAAGAACCAATAATGTTAATATGCTAACTGCCGATTCCAAAGAACTGGGTAAAGTTAAAGCGGGTAAATATGTTCAATGGTTAATCAAAAATTATTTATCACCTAAAACTGAAAGACAACCTGGTAATTATGGATATGAGAAAGAAGTAAAACGAGTTAAAGATTTGTTTATGGAGGATTTATTCAAGGTTACACAAGACCTTATAAAGTTTGAGAGATTTAAGAATAGATTACCTAAAGAAATGAGGGATATTAACAAATTGACTCCATCTTCATTATATGATGCGGTTAAGGATTTTGATTTAACTATTGCATCAACAAGTAAGTCTGAAAGAAAATCTGCGGAAGTTCATCCAGGTGCTGAATTGGTTTACGAAGGTAATAAGTGGAGAGTTGTTAGAATTAAAGATAATACTCCTTTAGGTAAAGAAGCCGCTTGTTTTTATGGTGATAATATGATAGAAACAAGATGGTGTACTTCAGCTCCGGGATTAAGTTATTTTGAAAACACATATATTCCAAAGGGACCATTATATGTTATATATGACCCTAATGATACAAATATTATGGGTAAATCAGGATTACCAAAAGAAAGATATCAATTTCATTTTCAGGAGAATCAATTTATGGACAAAGATGACCGCCAAATCGATTTAGTTAAATATTTGAATGGACCTATGGCCGAATTAAAAGATTTTTTTAAACCTGAATTTGCAAAAGGTTTGATGGTAAATGGGAAGAAATTAATTATAGATGGTTTCAGTACAGGTGCGGTGGGTAAATTCATTGGTTTATATGGGTTAGATGATTTGATTGAAACTTTACCGGACACATTAACTGAATTACAAATTCAAAACAGAGATAAAAATAACATTATTATTACAATACCCGATTCAATTGGTAGATTTAAGAAGTTAAAATTAATGATATTAGAAAATTGTATTGATAGTATTACTGATAGTATATGTCAATTAACTAATTTGGAATTCTTATCATTAGTCAATAACGACAAATTAAAAACCATCCCTGAATGTGTTGTTGATTTACCAAATTTAGCTTTCATCAATTTAAAGGGTAGTCAAAATATTCAATTACCTAAAGCAATAGAAGAAAGAGCTGAAAGTATGGGATTAGGGTTGTGGAATATGGGTAAAATATAATAAATTATTAAATATTTATATTAAATAAGTGTAAAAATGAAACTATTAAAAACATTAAATGAAAATATCTTAATCGAGGTATCTGATAAGGTAAAAAAACAATTATATGCGAAATTTAAAGATGAGACTTCAGACAATGAAGAAACTATAATGTCATATATTGATTTATTTGAAAAATATAAAGAAGGTTTACCGACAACAAAAAGAGATATTACGAAATATTCTTATAACGATTTAAAGTCATATATTGATGGTAAAACATTTACTAAACAATTCAAAGATACTTTTACAAAATTTAAGAAAAAAGAATCTGAGGTTGAAAATATATCACTTAAAAAATATGTTAAGAAGTTTTTAGAGATTCAGTCAGAATTACCTGAAGAATTACAAAATATTGATAAACTTAATTATTTAAAATTAGTTAACTTGATTGACAGAAAACCTGTTGGGTATAATGGTTCTACTTATGAAAAACTTTTAATTAAAAAACTTACTGAAAAATTCTCAAAAGAAAATTCTAATTTAACTTCTGACCAAATTTTGTATTATATTACGGAATATATGACTAATTTTGATGTAATACCTGTTGAAACTAAAGGAGTTAACACAATGTCATTTATTGAGTTAGAACATTTATTAGATGGTTTGGAAAGTAAAAAAGAGGGTCCGAATAAAAAACAAGCTGTTGAAAATATCGATTTGGTTTATGACCAAAATAATTTAAAAATATTTGCACCTAAAACTAAAGACCAATGTATTCAATTAAAAAATGGTCGAGGGTGGTGTACTAGTCGTGAAGGTAGTGGTAATATGTATTATAATTATAGACTAGGTAATGGAAGAACTCTTTACTATGTGATTGATGAGGATAAAAGTTTTGATGACTTAAATTTTGCAACTGTACTTCTTGTTGACCGAAATGGTGAAATATCAATGGCCGATAAATCAAATTCAGACCGATATGCCGGTAGTACGAATTTACCTTGGGATGAGATTGTTTCAAAAGTTCCAAAACTTGAAGGGTTAAAAAATGTGTTTAAACCGGTACCTTTAACTGATGAAGAAATAGAATTAATTAATATTGTTAAAAATGCTAGAGTTGGTGACAATCCAATGAAGAGTTTCGAAAATCCACAACAAGTTGAAATGTGGTTAGAATACAATAGTCCAATATTATCTGATATTCAATACTCTAATTTAACTTCTGAATTAAAGAAAAAATATATTGCATTGGGAATGAACTTATCCTCTAATATGATTTCAAATTCAGAATCGGATGTGTTAAAATATTATATTAGTAAAAAAATTGATAGTATTAAAACTAAAGATATTAGAAATTTAAGTATTGAAGATATTTCACTTCTGAATACGCCAATGTTAAAGAAAGTTAAAGAGGAATTAAAACCAAGACTAGCGGCAACTCTTAAGACTAGTGGAGATAGATTGGTGATTACCGGATTTGATTCTGGTGACGTAGGTAAATACGTTGCATTATATGGATTAGATGAATTGTTTAGTAATTTACCTGAAACTTTAACAATTATTCAAATTGAGAGTAAGGATAGCGATATTACGATTCAAATTCCGGAATCTATTGGTAGATTAAAAAATTTAATTACATTAACGCTTCATAATTGTATAAGTAGTCTTCCTAATGCAATTTGTAATCTTTCAAAATTACAATTTATCTCTTTAAAAGATAATAAAAAACTTGAATCGATACCTGATTGTTTGATTGATTTACCTTTTTTACTTTTTACTAATTTAAGAGGTTGTGATAATCTTGTTCTAAGTGATAGATTTAAAGAAGAAACAGAGGCTTCTGGTGATGGATTATGGGAGTTTATTAAAGATTAAATTAAATATTGATAAAATGAATATTGAAGTTGATATATACCTTAGTAATTTTATTAAATTTTTTAAATCAAATCCCGAAGATTTATTAAGTCTAGTTCCAAAAGAAATGGAGGAAGAATTTTATCAAAAAGTGAGAGAAGTATCAACCGAAAATGTTAATAAAGGTAGTGATGCTCAATTAACACAAAGACAAATAATTGATATATGTGTTGGGATTAATCGTAAATTAAGTAATCCGATGCAGATGGTGGATAAAGAACCTGAGAGTTATATAATCGGAACAAAATTTGGGTCGATTTTTAAATAAAAAAATAGATTTAGAACATAAAAATGGTAATTGTTTAACACGATTACCATTTTTTTTTTATATTTGCATTATGAAAGAAGTGTTATATAGAAAAGAAATTAGAAAGTATTATAATGTTGAATATAGGAATTATAATCCTATCGATGAACTTGAAAAACAAATTATTGATTATTCATTTAGTAATCATACTGATTTCAAAAAACATCCAATATATCAACCAATAAGTACTAGTCAAACTCAAGAATGTTTTTTAGAAAATTATGGTAATCCATTGTATCATATTAGTGAGCAAATACATCTAATTGTAGTTGAAAAATATGGTGACAAGATATCTTTAAAATTGTTTGTAAATAATAGACAACGTAATGTAGGTAAACTATGGTTTAAAATAAATAAGAGTATGAGGTATGTTACGGTGAACACTAAAACCGGAGATGTTTATAATGGTAGTATTATGAATTATCACTTGAAACGAAAATATCGTAAAAAAATTAGAAGAAATTGTTTTTATAATCCTATCTTAAATCAGATGAAATATGATATTAATTCGGCAATAGGAGGAATTACAATAAGTGAAAGTGAGATTAGAGAAAAAAAAGATATTGTTAATGAAATTCTTACAATCTTTACATCCCAGTTTTCCAAACATAGTGATTTAGAATACTTATCTTTTGATGATAGATTATTTAAATTTTATTTAGATAAGAGAAATGTAAAAATCCCTAATAATTTTTATACGTTCAAAGGAGAGTGGTTTGGAAAGGAAATTAAAAAGATATTAAAGAAGAATGGTAATCGAATGATTGACGCAATAATGGAACGCCATAATTTATCAGGTAAAAAAATTAAATCCGCGTTACATTTATGTGAAGATTTTAACCTTGAATTATATAAGAAAGCTAAAAAGTTTTTTGGGGATGATTGGATAAATCAGGATAGTCAGTTTATTCTTGCTTGTTTAAACTCAAAATACTATTTTAATGATATACCTGAAGAGTTTTTTACTTACACAACAAAAGAAGAGTTAAGAAGATTCTTTAATCTGTTTAAAACAATGGTGATTAATCATGTAATTAATCCACATACATTATATGACCACGTCAGTTTTTATATTCAGCTTAAAAGATTTGGTGAAGTTGAATTAAAATGGTTATCAGAAAATGATATGGAATTTCGTGACGAACACATAGAGTGGACAAATAAAATAGAACATTATCGTAATGGTAGTTACGATAGAATTTATCCGGAATATAGTTACGATATTATTGAAAAACTAATAACAATAGGAGATAACATTTATTATTCAAAGCTTTTAGATAATAGTTCAAATTATAATGAAGAAAGTATACTTCAGTCAAATTGTGTTAAAACATACATTGCAAAATCAGACTCAATTATAGTATCATTGCGTAAACAAAATATTGATTCAAATGAAAGGGCAACTATAGAGTATCGTATAAAAAACACTTTAGATGGGATTAAAATAGGTAGGGTTCAAAGTTTGGGTAGATTTAATGGACTATTAGACAAAGAATGGAATGAAGTTCTCTTGAAATTAGATAAAATTATGTTATCTTATATTGAAGATAAAAGATTTGAAACCGTCCAAATTAAGAAGACGTGTAATAATGGAGTGGTAATTGAAACTACGTCAGATTGGGATGAAATGGGAAACCTTACTTGGGAAAATAATTATATATGATATTGAAAAACAACAAATTTATTGAAAGAATTGAAAACGAAAAAGGAATTTTATCTTTGTTAAAATTAGAAGTTCCGGGTACTAGTTTTACCGAATTTATCAGCAAAAGAGATTTTGAATTAGTATATTCAGAAAATTCGATGGATATTAAAGATGGGTCCGTAATACAACATAGTCGAATATATAAAACCAAACAAGAATTTTATTTATCTCTATTTATAGGTAATAAAGGTGGTGTTTCTTTAAACATTTATTACAACATAAAACAATTAAACGAGTTGAAATTATTCATCTCTCAATTATTAAAAGAATATAAAAAAACAAATTAATTTATGGAAATTACAAGTGAATTATTAAAGGAAAAAATTAACAATGGAGAGAAGTTACTTATTGACTTTCACGCGAAATGGTGTCGACCTTGCGGTATGATGAAACCTATTTTTGAAAAAGTTTCAGAACAAGTTAAGAACGAAGGTTCTGAAGTTCAATTATATACAATGGATGTTGAATTAAATTCAGAATATGCGAAAGAGTTGGGAATTAGAAGTATTCCAACAATTAAAGGATTCAATAATGGAAGTGAAATATTTTCTGAGTCCGGACTTAAACAAGAAGAATCCATTTTAGAGATGGTAGGTAAATTTAATTAGTTATGAAAGATTTAAGTGTTATTGTTTATACAATGAAAGGATGTCCATTCTGTGTAGACTTCAAAGATATATTAACCAATGAGGGTATTGAGTTTTTTGACCGAGACATTGATGAATATAAAGATGAATATGATTTGTTTGTTGAGGTTACGGATAATGATATGATACCATCATTATTGATTATTGAAGGTAATGAAGTTAACCATAAGTCATTTCTATATGCACCGGAACGAAACTACAATGAGTTAACTGAGGCGGTTGACATTATTAAAGGTCATCTGAAAAATTCGGGAATAATCTAAAAGATTATAAAATCACCAACTTTCTTTTTAAGGAAGTTGTATTCTAAAAGTGGGTCGGTTAATTCAATATACCAATCCACTTTTTTTAGTTCTTGTTCTAACCAAGACATATTAAAATCAAACACATCTAAAACTGCGGATGTTAAAACTTCATCTGTTTCACCTGAAGTATTTTTAATCATTATTGAATCTCCATTCTCCTCATTTGATAATGTGAGAACTAAAGTATTAGTAGGATATGATGGAGGTATGTTGTAAAAAATATGTTTACCATAATAATAGTGTAATCTACCTTGACCTAATGAATACCCGTGAGGGAACTCGGAACAATTTATTGAGTTATTTTCAACTTCTTTTAAGTAATACTGGTAATCATATGATAAAGTATTGTCCTCCTCAAATGATTTAATTTGGGTGTGATTGTAGGAACAATTTTTAGTGTTATGGAACACAAATGTGAAAGACTTTTGAGAAGGTAATTTACTACCATATTCAATCAAATCGATTGTGTGAGTTAATTTGATATCTTTTAATTGGTCTTCAAATTTTGAAATAAATTCATCTTTAATTTCAGATAAGTTCAATGGTTCATTATGGCTTGTGTAACCTTTAACTACATAGAAATTTAAACAATCAATGACTTGAATTATAGATTGTTCATCCATAGGTATTTTACTTAAAATGAAATCTGAAAATAAATTGGTGATTGATATTTTACTTGATGGAGATTTTAAAATCATTGTCTTTCTTTTTTGTTACAAAATTACCTAAAAAAGAAGAAAAAGTGAATAGTTTTAGATATAATCTCCAAAATACATATTGATATTTTTATCAACTAATCTTGAGTCTGGATAATCAGAAGGGTGAAAACTTAAACAATCTCTTGTTTCGTTGATTACACTCATTAATGAACCATAATATTCTAACGAACCATATGCACCATAATGACCTTTATTTTGTTCTAAAAAATCCAAAATGATTGAATCAACATCTTTGATTACTGCAGTATAATTTTCAATTGAAGTATTTTCTTTATATGGGTGAAGTTTACTATTCCACTGACCTTTTTCAAAATAAGTTTCTAATTCGTTCCAAACATCTTCGTACAATTCTTCTTCATATGCACTATTGTATGCGGAACCATATATATTATATAACTCACTTTTTAATTCATCAAGTTCATTATCCATTAGTTCATTCATAGTCTCTGAATCATCAACCACTTGGTCTATATTTGATTGGTCAATAATAACATAATCAGGATGACCTTGTTGTTCAGCATAATCTTCAAGTAATTCAGTATGAGGAGTAATTTGTTCACCATCTAACGATTTAATAATATATTCTTTTAGGTATAATAAGTTTTCCTTGGTTAGTTCTTCAATTACATCACGATAAACATCGTCGGTTAAGTCATAAGAACTCCAACCATAGGAATGACTATCATATTCACCATTTAAAAGCGCTTCAATTGTATCGGTACTAATCTCTCTATTATTACAAAATAGATTAGCGAATTCTCCGGGTTCATTAATAACTATGGTTGGAACACCATTCTCAATTTTTAAATCGGAAAGATGGTTACTTACGATATTCCAAAACTCATCATTGTTATGGTTATATAAAAATATTAGAAATTCATTTTCATATTCACTATCATAAATTTGGTTAAAATCTAGTTCATTGATTAAACCTCGTTTTTCAAGCATTTTTAAAAAAGTCCCAAACCCATTCATATGTTCGATGAAGTCAGTATCACCTTCATTAAACTTATCAATAAAAACTTTAATTCTACTCATAAACTATAAATATAAAAAAAAGGGATAAATGTTATCCCTTTCTAAATTTTTACAACACAAATTACTTTGTTGTCTTATTTACATTGTAATATTTCTCAACAGTTTTTTTAATCACACTCTTAACACTTTCAGTTGTTTGTTGTTTTTGAATTTGTGCTTGTTGAGTTTGTTGTGTTGTTGGTTGAACATTTGCACCACCTTTGCATCCACATCCCATAGTAAAATAATTTAAATAGTTTATTGGTTAAGTAATAATAAATATTATCTTTGTGGAAATATAGAGATAAATGAATATTTATTAAATAAAAAACATAATGGATTTTAAAAAGTTAATACAGGAAGGTAGAGTCGATGAGTTCAAATCAAAGTATTCTCAAAAATTTGGGAATAATGTGAATAGTATAGTTTCGAAAGTTCCTCATAAATTTTTGGATTGGATTGGAAAAAATTTGGACAATATCAATTTTGAAGAAAACTTGGATAAATTATCTCAAGCATTGAATAAATTTGAAAAGATTTCTAGTAACTTACCAATAACAGATTTATATCAATATAAAAGTGCCGGACAATTATTGTCAGCTTTAAGTGAATATGAACAAAGATTGAGACGTAAAGTAAAACCTGTTAATGGTGGTAATGTAGTTTATGATGATGGTAGATATTTTATAGTTAATCCATTAACGTTGGATTCTTCTTGTTATTATGGTAAGGGAACCAAGTGGTGTACTGCCGCTACTAATAACACAAAATTTGCTGATTATAATCAAGACGGGAAATTGTTTTACATTATGGATAGAACTCTTCCAACTAGTAACCCACACTATAAAGTTGCTTTATTGAAAAAGTTTGATGGGGATAAAACATTTTATGACGCAAAGGATGACGTTATTCGAAGTGGTTGGTTATGGAATTCAAATAAATTGAAAGAGATTTTAGATACGGTCGATGATTATATGAATAAAGAATATCCGGAGCAGATTAAATTATATTCAGATAAGGAAGCCGCTAAAAAAGAAAAAGAAAGACTTGAAAGATTGAGAATTCAAAGAATTCTGGAAGGTCAAAGAAATGAAGCTGAAGAAAGAAGGCTTGATGGTGAGTGGGAATTGGGACCGGATTGTCCTGAAGAAGGTTTGAAAGCACATGCTCTACTTAATTTTTTAGATGAAGTTGGTGATGTCGAAGTTATGACAAATGAAGACCGAGCGGAGATGGAAAGAATTAAAACTGAAATTGAAAGATTACAAGAAGAATATGATAATGATGAAGATGTTAGACTAGATTTGTTAGACGAGATTAGTGATTTAGAAGATGAGTTGACAGAATATGAGAACAAAATTGATGTTTATAATATAATACCGGATGGTAAACATTATGATACAACTCGGTTTATTGTTATAGACGCGGGATTGGGTGATAGAGAATATGCGGTTGGAACTGAAAGTGAAATGGAAAGTAGTGCATATGATGATATTGACTCATTAATTGATGATATTGGATATGAAAATTATACTAATAAAAATTTTGTAATGAACCACATTGATACCGATGAAGTGGTTAGTTATTTTAGAGATTTTTATGATGATGATGTTAGAGAGAGTCCTGAATCTTATTTCGCAGAAGAAGATAGAATGTTATCAGATAAACAAGAAGACCAAATAACTCTTTTAAGAAAAAAAATTGAGAGGATTGAAATGAATATTGAAAGACTTGAGAGTGAATTTGGAGGTGAGGACGACGACGAGATTCAAATTGAAATTGATGAATTAAATGATGAGATTGAAGAACTAAATGAGGAAATATCCGATATCGAATCAAGTCCTGAAGGTGATTTTCCTGAAGACAAAATAGAAGAAGCGATTGAAGATAGACTTAGAGATGTTAAATATGACCCTGCAAGTTATATTAATGATTGGGGGTTAAATTATGATAATTTTATCAATAGACGTTCATTCATTCAAGATGTTATAGATACCTATGGTTATGGTCACATTATAAATGGGTATGATGGGACTGCTGATGAACAGAAAGTTCGAGATGAGTGGTATTATGTTATGAGAATCAATTGATTCTTATAAAACTTTAGTTATTATTTTTTTTATGGGAAGAAAGAAAAAAATAGATTTCAAATTAAGTCCTGAGTGGATGTTAAAGGAACCATTGGATTTTGAATATAACAAATACACCCTTTTAGGTTACATACAAAAATGTGAACAAAGTTTAAATAATTTTGAAATTTATCCGGATTTTGTCGAGTTATCGTTACATTTGGCGAACATACAATCCCTTAATAAAGAAAATACTTTATTGTTGACAGATAAGAAATTTCAATCATGTGATGATGAAATCTTATTAAGGGACTTATACCCAAAAAAACCAAGAAAACTCTCTGAGGATGAAGTTATTGAACTAAAAAAGACCATTGAATACTCCAACACAAAATTATATGATGTATTTAATCACGCAAAATCAATATGGAATGTTGCGTTTGATAATATTGATGTTACCTTAAAAAAGAATAAAAATAATCTTCATTTTGGAATTGGATTTATTTTCTTTTATAAGAAACAAGATAATAAAGTTTACATTTGGGAGTATCAAATTAAAAAAGACCGAAAAATACCAAATACCAATCGTACCACAATTAAATTAATTTACGAAAATATTCTTGAGGATGTAACACTGACTTCAGTAATTGAAACCCATTCTACATTTAGTAAAACAAAAAATGTCAAAATGTTTCCGGTATTTCAAATGGAATGTAATCAAGATTTACCGATGGAACAAACTTTAGTTCCAATAACAAAAAGAAAGGTAATAAGTTACATTTATCAAACAACAAATTTGGATAGAATAAAAAATTTTGACTCTTAATTATTTTTCATTATTATTCTAAAGTATGGGCCTAAATAGAAGATTTATTAATTATGAAAAAACCTTAACCGCACTTAAATCGGATACCCTAGTCGAATTATATGGTAAGACGGAGGTATTCTACTTTCAAGACGAGTTAAGTGAATATGTGTATGATTTATATAGTAAAGGTAAATCGTCAAAACAAATTTTAAGATGTTTGAAAGTTAAAAAAGTCTTACTTAAAATTGAGTGGTGGTTTGATTATTATGTTGCTTGGTTTTTATATAATCCAAATAAGAGATATCGATATTTTGAATATATGAAGAAAAAATGGAAATATAAATTTTAATATATGGTAGATGACAAAACCACAAAATTATTATCAGGTAAATTAAGACAGCCTATCCACATTGATTATATATCAAAATATATTGTCAAGAAACCAATTGAAGAGACCATTCAGATTATTAATGAATTGGTATCGCAAAACATCTTGGAGGAATCCAAATACGGAAAAGATTATTACGTTACAAAACAAAATTAAAAATGGAAAATAATAAAGAAATGGTTAACCACCCCGAACATTACGGAGGGTCAGAGAATGTTTATGAAGCAATAAAAGTGATAGAGAATTGGAATTTGGATTTTCACCTCGGGAATACTGTGAAGTATATCTCAAGGGCGGGAAAAAAAGGAACTGATAAAGAACTTCAAGATTTAAAGAAGGCTTTATGGTATCTTGAAAGAAAAATTAACAATTTGGAAAAGAATATAAGTAAGTAATAACTTCCCCAAACTATAAGATATTTATTAGTATGGAGAAGTTATTATTAAACGAAACTGATGTCTTAAATCAGTATAATCAATTAAAAAATATACATAAAGTTGCTGAGTATTTTAATGTATCTATATCACCAATCAAAAGAATTTTAAAATCAAACGGAATTGAAATAACCAATAGGAGGTATAATGTTAATCATAATTATTTTGATGTAATTGATACAGAGGAAAAAGCTTATTGGTTAGGTTTTTTATATGCGGATGGTTATATAAGAGAAAGAAAGTCCGGTAAATCACTTGAAATGAAATTATCAACCAAAGATAAACATCATTTAGAACGATTTCGTGATTCTATAGAGTCTAATCATAAAATCATCGATGGGTTTAATAATGTGAAATATAAAGGAGGGGTTTCGTCATCTCATATGTCATCATTAGCAATGTTCTCATTACAATTAGTGGAATCGATTAAAACTCAGGGGGTTCATTCACGAAAAACATTTACAATTGAACGACCTAAAATTAATAATAACTTAATTCGTCATTTTATTAGGGGGTATTTTGATGGTGACGGAACATTTAGATTTGTCGAGAGTGGTGTAAACTGTACCGGTATTGCGTGCGCTTCTGAAAAGTTTAGAGATTTTTTAATTGAAGAACTGTCAAACAATGATATTAAGATAAATTACTATGGCGGTATTAATTTATTTATTCAAAATAAAATTGGGAATAATAAATTTTACAACTATATTTACAAAAACGCAACAATTTATTTAGAAAGAAAAAAAGAAATATATGAAAGATTTAGAGAATATTATAAATACAATAATTAATGGTGAATGTGTTGAGGTAATGAAGACATTTCCGGATAGTTGTGTAGATTTGGTGGTTTGTAGTCCACCTTACAATGCCAACATCAAATATGATGTATATGACGATGGTTTGTCTATGGATGACTATTGGAAATTCACCATTGATTGGTTATCGGAGTCTTTCAGGGTTCTTAAAGATGATGGGAGAATTGCGGTCAATGTTCCAATTGAAATGAATGTCCAAGAAAGAGGAGGAAGAATTCTATTCAACTCCGAGTTTTGGATGAAAATGAAAGAAGTTGGGTTCAAATTCTTCGGGATGGTGGATTTAACTGAGGATAGTCCCCATAGAGTTAAACAGACGGCTTGGGGTTCTTGGATGAGTAATAGTGCACCTTACATCTACAACCCAAAAGAATGTATTATATTAGCCTACAAGAAATCACCCAAAAAATTAAACAAAGGTGAATCTCAATGGAAAGGAGTTCCAACTGAAGTTAAAGATGAGGATGGTAATATTAAGAAAAAAATGATTTATCAGGATGAGGATAAAAAAGAATTTATGAATTTGGTTTTTGGTAGGTGGAATTATTTTGCGGATACGAAATCATTGACTAAGGCCACATTTAGTTTAGATATCCCTGTAAAAGCGATTAAAATTTTAACCTATAAGGATGATGTTGTTCTTGACCCATTCACTGGTTCGGGTACTAGTTTGGTTGCGGCCGAAACATTAGGTAGAAAATGGATTGGAATCGAGTTGAGTGAAAACTACGCAAATATTGCAAAAGAAAGGGTTCAACATTTTATCAACTTAAACCGACAAACAAAATTGGAATTTAATTAAAAGGGTCTTAATGACCCTTTTTTTTATTTTGTGGATATTTATTGTCAAAGGGATATAATGAAAGAAGAATTAATATTAAAATTGGTTCAAATCCAATTACAATTTAAATTTTTACATTGGCAAACCTATGGTGATGCCAAACATAGAGCGTATGGTAATATCTATGATAATTTAGGTGATATGATTGATATGTTCGCTGAAGCCATGATGGGTAAATACGGAAGACCGGAATTTGAACCTGAATTTTCAATTATGTTTCAGGATATTAAAACAATTAGTGTTCAAGACTTCTTGGATGGTATTACTGAATTTTTAGTAGATATGACAGACCAATTAGATTCAAGATACGATACTGATTTACTTAATCTTAGAGATGAGATGTTGGCCGAAATCAATAAATTAAAATACTTATTAACATTAAAATCATAAAATGAAAAAGAAAATTATAAAATTAACGGAACAAGATTTAATGAATATCGTAAAAAGGGTTATTTCAGAACAGAAGACGAAAGGTAAATTATTTTTTGCGATTGATAATGACATCACAAATTTCTCAGGATTTATAGGTAGTGATGGTTATTTGTATCCCTATACTGAAGAATTACTTACTTGGAAAATTGGACCGATAGCCAAAGTACCTTATACTGGGTCTGTTCGTATTAGAATCGACAAAAGAAAAGATAATGAGGTTATATTAGTTGGACGAAACTCCAATAATTTTAGTAAATTAGAATTAGCACCAAACTATACCGTAAAAAAGGTAAATTACAATAGTATTCCTAAAGCTAAATAATGAAAAAACTAATTAAGGAATCGGGATTACGAGATATCAAAGCGTTGGCTAAACGATATCCAAAAGCGGAAATATATTTCCATCAGGATTTAGATGGTGTAACTACCGCAGTTTCAATGAAAGAATACCTTAAAAATAATGGTATTGATGTGGTTGATGCCCATATCATTCAATATGGTGATAAAGAATTTGCGGTTAAGAAAAATGACGCAACTGGTGATACAATGCCGGTGTTAGTCGATTTTGCCCATGGTAAACCGATGTTTGTTATCCACACAGACCATCACGATAGACAGGCAGGTGCTGAAGATACCAAATCAACATCATTTAGGTCATCTCGTTCAAATGTTGAAACAATTTCACAAATAGTTTCACCAAAAGATATTTTTCCATCTCCGGATATATTGTTAATTAGTACTGTCGATTCAGCAGATTTTGCCAAATATGATATTACACCTGATGAAGTGGTTAATTATTTATTTAGAATTGATAAAGATAAGAGTTTACAGAAAAACAAAATGTTGCTTGGGTTTGTTATCAATAAGTTAATATTGGCATTTAAAAATAAACCAGGGTTTTTAGAATCTTTGGTGATGAATTCCAATCCTTCTTTGATGTCAATATTGACAAACATTAAAGATTGGATGAAAAAAACGAATGCTCCAGCTCCGGAGGAATTACAAAAGAATGCAGAAGATTATAGAGAAACAATGAAAGGTTATCCTAAAGTTGAGGATAATGTTATTTTCCAATATGGTGGAGGGTCAATGTTTAAACCGGGTTCTTATGATAGATACACACCATTTAGAAATAACCCCGAAGCAGACTTCTTAATTATGGCTTGGCCATTAGGATTGGTTCAGGCGTCTTGTAATCCTTTCAAAAAAGAAAGAGAATTAAAAGGAGTTAACTTGGGTGAGATTGCTCAAGAAGTATTAGGGAAATGGGAAGGTCAGTTAAAACAAAGAACCATACCATTATCAACAATAAAATGGATTTCGGAATCATCAAAAGATTTCGGACCGGAAAGTGTTGGATTTACCTTCAAAGATTTCAAAGCATTATATGGTGATAAGTTTACCACAATGGAAGGTGGAGAAGAAATATTAGACCATATTCAAGAAATGATGGAAACACCATTTACCGAATTACCTGAAGAACATAAAGAAATGTTGGATAAGATTGGTATTAACGCTTGGGATTTAATTCAAGCAAATAGTGGAGGACATAAGTGTATTACAAATATCTCTGGATTAAATTATATGGGGAGAAGCAAAAGACCACCTCAAGGTAAATATAAATATGACTCCGAGAAAGATGATTCTCCATCTGTTAAGTTTACCAAAATGATAGCCGCTGAGTTTGAGAGAAAGTTGAAAGAAAAGATTAAAGAATCAAAATAGGTATTCAACACTATCACCTGGTTCAATACCAAGTCTTTCACAAGAACCTCCATCAATTTCCAATACAATATTACCATTTCCACAATAACTTGGACATTCCTTACTATTACAAGGAGGACAATTATGATGGATATTTACGATTACATTATTCTTAATAATGATGATATCCAAATTTTGAATACAATTCTTCATCCAAAAACATTGTTTGCTACCACCCATTAAAAATAATAGCCCGTTAAAGGTTTCATCAAATTTCTTGCCCATCATCCCGATATACTTGGACTTCTCGTCAATTAAGGTCTTAACCTTAAAGATATTATCGTTAATTTTAACTTCCATAACTATAAATATAAAAATATTTGATTAGATTATAAAAAAAATTTGGATTTTTCATAAACTATCGTATATTTATTATCTCATCCGTAAGGATAAATACCCCCAACTTTATATCACGCAAAAAAAATACGGACAAGATGAGAATTTTGTCTTAAATTTGCGGAACAAATGAGATGAGAGTCTCAAAAACAACCCCACCGGTGTTAAGTGTAAAAACAAAAATATTAGGTGGGGTATTTTTAACAAAGGTCTTGACAGATGAAAAAAATGTTGTATCTTTGTAGTCCAATTAGGAAATAAGTTCTTTGAAATAAAAAAATATACAGCAGGCGGGGGGCAGGGAGTTCCATGAGTCTCATAAGCTCACTTAGCTTGGTTCGATTCCAAGGCACTGCAACTCTGGACTTTTGTACTTTCTTCTCATATTTATTTATATGGGAAGAAAACAAAAGAAATATCATTTCATTTATAAAACAACAAATATTGTGAATGAAAAATATTATATAGGAATGCACTCGACAGACAACTTAAATGATGGTTATATTGGTAGTGGGAAAAAATTATGGTACTCAATAAGAAAATATGGTAAAGAAAATTTTAAAATAGAGTATTTAGAGTTTTTCGAAAATAGAAAATTACTAATTGAAGCTGAAAAAAAAATAGTTGATAGTGAATTAATTAAAGACCCTTTGTGTTTAAATTTAAAATTAGGTGGTACTGGTGGGTTAATTAACGAAGAACATGCGTATAATTGGCACGCCGCTGGAGGTAGAGCGGTTTTAAGGATTTTGGGTAAAAGACATAATGAACGAATGAGAACTGACCTTGAATATCGTGAGAAAATCATTTCTAAAATTAGTTCAAAACTGAAAAATCAACAAAAATGGTTAGGTAAAAAACATAAAGAAATAAGTAAAAGAAAAATAGGAGAAGCTAACTCCAAATATCAACAAGGAAGTGGTAATTCACAATTTGGTACTTGTTGGATAACGAATGGAGTTGAGAATAAAAAAATAAAAAAAGAGAGTTCTTTACCGGATAATTGGAAATTTGGTAGAACAATTCTAAAAAAAAACAAAGGTCTTGACAAATGAAAAAAATGTCTTATCTTTGTAAAACAATTGACGACCACCGAAGTCAAATCTCATTATCGGTAGTTTATAGAGTAAGGTTGTCAAAAAAAAAAACAACAAAGGTCTTGACAAATGAAAAAAATGTCTTATCTTTGTTAAACAATTCGGGAATAACCGAAACGAGTTCTTTGAAAAAAATGAATTATCCATCAGGTTAATGTAGTTCTTCGGAATTATGTTGATTTGAAAAACGATAATCGGCCGTATATGGTCGTTAAATAAACTACGAAAGTAGGCTAAAGTGAATCTGTTGTGTTAACAGGTTTGCGGCTTCGGCAACGGAGCTCGAGTATACAAGTCGGATATCATCCAACCTTCAGTAGTGAGGGCAACGCTTTAGCGAAAGTGGTTGGGTGACTTGGCAATGTGGGTTGTCAAGTTGCGGAGGGAACTCCTATAAGAATAACCGATAGGAATTATGTGAAAAGTATGGTCATCCAATCATATCATTGCGAGTTCCAATATTATAGTTGGCTTAAAATCGAAAGGTAAGATGAAGAACGAGTGGTGTCGCTATCATCCCTAAGGATGACCTACCAAGGTCTCTTTTTGAAGTAAACTTGAAATATGGAGGTAGGGATATCTCAAGGAGTTGTTTAGTATTCTGTTGTTCAAAAGATAACGGAGCTTATAGTGGACCACAACTTCTACCATCCACAACACAAACACTTATCATTATTAAGGAAAATGTCAAAGTATTCTAAAACAATTATAAGCACAAGTGTTCACTAGGTTTTAACGAAAGTCGCCTACTTA